TCACTCTTTTCCTCCAAAAAGTTTATCGAAATGAGAACTTGCTCGTTGATCAGTTTCTTGTAAAAGATGACCATAAGTATTCATGGTTGTTGTAATATTCGAATGACCTAATCTTGACTGAATAACTTTTGGGTGTTCTCCAGCATGAATTAACAGGGTAGCCGATGTATGTCTTAAATCGTGAAAGCGAATTCTAGGTAAATCAGGATTCCTTTTCATAAAACGGTCCCACCACTGACTTATTGAGTCAGGACGATAAGGTTTTCCAAACTCATTAGAGAAAAGAAAAAAATGTTCTTCCCATTCTCGCTCATCGCCAGCCTCATCTAGTTGATATTTTTTAACTGCAGCAAGTGTAACTAAATCATTCATTATATTCGATGGAATAGTTACTACGCGTTTCCTTTTCCCTTTTGTCTCTTTTACAATGATCCCTTCTCCAGTTAAATTAACTAAAGCTTGTTCTATTAAAAGGGTATTGTTTTCAGTGTTCAAGTGTTTTTCTTCTAGTGCTACTAATTCACCTTGGCGTGCAGCACTTACAACCGCAAGTTCAACCAATAATCGTTTTTCAGCAGTTTCACGATTGTTTAATCGTTCAAACAACAATTTAACTTGTTCAGCATTATATGCTGTGCCTTCTTCGTATTTAAGTTTTGGTAGCTTTACATTTTTACACGGACTTTCTTCAATTAGATTCCATTGAACAGCGACATTCATAATACTAGCAAATGCCTTATAAATGTTGTGGACTGTTGAAGGGGCCAACTCTCCTTCTTGTTCGTCTAATCTACGTTTTTTCTTCTGTAAATCTCCAACAAAGAAAACCACATCTACTCTTTTAATATCCTTTAATTTCATATCACCAAAAATAGGGAGGATACGTTTTTCTAAATGTGTACAGTTATCATGAAAAGATCTTGCACTATAATGTTGTTTTGCATAATTTTCTTTCCAACGTGGATATAGGTTGTTTAATGTTATCGAATCAATATCGCTAAAATAAACATCTTTATTTTGTTTCATCTCTTCTTCGAATAAAATTAATAGCCGCATTGCTTCTTTCTCATTCTTAGCTTCTACATTTTTAGTTTTTCGAATGCGACGATTACCTCGATAACCTAAATCAGCTATAAGTTTGAATTTATTTTTCCCTATATTCTTAACGTAACCCAATGTAATTACTCCTTTCAGGTAGATTGTAACCGTCAAAAAAATGGTTATTAAGGTAATGGTTTAGTCTCTTTTTAGCAAAGTCGTAATCTACATTAAATAGTAGTTGAATTTTATCAATAGCTCTTTCTTCGTTTATAGGTAGTTGAATTTGATTAAGCATGAAAGTAGGTACACACGCTTGAAAGGCAAAGTTGTTTGCTTTCCATTCCTGGTACTCTCTAAACAAAATGTGAGTTTTTGCTTGATTACCAGAATGCGAGATCGCATGACCTAATTCATGACAAAATTCTTGCCATTGTTCCTCCTCGGGTAATCGTGAATCTATATAGATTATGTTGTCATAACTTACAGAGTCAAAAGGTAAATAAACTACTGTAAAGCCAAGTTTAGGAGCAATTATCCGTGGATCTAATTGTTCCGGTTTAGTTACACCAATACTAGTGTATAGGTCCCTTATGTAATCTTCTAAATGAGTATAAACAAAAGTCATAGCATCCCTCTTTTTTTGCAAACATATGTTCTATTTATGTTAACAAAAAAATTCACCACTGAAAAGGCGAATTTTTAAATGTCTGGAAAGTCTGCATAAGAATGTAAAATTACTTCTTATTTTCTTGTTGCTTTTTCCATACCTCGTAATATACTTCGAATTGCTCCAAGGCATCAAGTATATTTTCTGGTTGATTTTTAAAGAATAAATTTTCTCTAGTTAAAAAGAAATCGATAACTTCTTTTTGGTATGCACTTAAATTGTCGTAATCTTCATCTGAGATACCGGCTTGTGTATGCAAAGCGTCTCTGTGATTGGTTCTGCCTAGTAGGTAGTCTATCGAGACATTATACAAGTCTGCTAAGTTAGATAACATTGATGGGTCAGGAGACCTTGTTCCGTTTTCATATCCGGACAAAGTATTGCTTTTAATACCTAATTTATCAGCAACAAACTTCTGGAGGTAGCCGTGCTCTTCACGCAGTGTTCTTAAGCGTCTAGCTAAAATATCTTCGCCCATGAAAAACAACCTTTCTGTGTAATCTTTATTATAAATAGTATCGCAATTCTCGATTTTTTATATAAATATTCGCAATATGTGATAAAAAAGTTTGACAATCTCATTTTGCGATGTTAAAGTTTAATTAATCAAATCGCAATTCGCGAAACGGAGGGGGGTGTTAATCATGAAAGAGGAACCAATTGTACAAAACAACCTTAAACAGTTGCGTAAAACAAGAGGTATCCAGCAAAAGTTTGTTGCTAAATCGATTGGCATTTCAGCAAATTATTATTGTCAAATTGAAAACGGACGTCGTGTTTTACCAACTAAATATCTACCAAAAATAAGAGAACTTTTCGGAGTGACATTAGATGAAATTTTTTTTGATAACAAAATCGCGGAATGCGATTCGGATAAAATTGCATAGGTTTGTCCACGTATCATCATCTAACCTGTATATAACTCGAAAGGGGGTGTAGATGTGGAACGAAATACTTTTGAATTACTACATAATGAACTTTTTAAAAGAAGAACTGAACTTTTAAAAAAAGTTGATGCAGATGTAGTGAACAAAGTTCTAAAGTCTTTAAGAAAATCGTTAAGTCAACATAATTTGTCTTCTGAGCAAACGGAAGCAATATTAAATTATTTTTACTGGTTTCATTATGAGAACGACAATTAAAATTGCCGTCCTCTTGGTTTAACGATTAAGTATTTCCTTAGCTTTTTCGTGAACATCAACAACTGTTAAATCAGGATTTCCTTTTACGAAGCCTTCTAGCTCAAGGCGCGGTAATTCAGAATCTAAAACTCTAGCAATTTCAAATCCATATAAATGCAGAGAAGTAATAGATACATTTTCAAAATTAAATCTATTCATTCTTTCTCCAATTAGAAGTTGTAAAAAAATTCATCATATCTAAAGTCTCTAATAACTCTTGGTGTTGATATTTTTCTAAAAGGGGTTGGCTGTGAAAGTGTTCTAAAGAGTATTTACCTTCGCCTAATTTATGAACAGTTGTAATAATTTCGCAAACCATAATATTGTTTAATTTCATATTTTCACCTCCAATCTACCAATAGTTTAGCAGATTGGGAAATTTTAAAACATAGGAGGTCTTCTCATGAATCAATTAAAAGTAATTACATTCAAAGGTCAATTAGTAACAGACAGTCGAGAAATAGCAGAGATGGTTGGAAAACGCCACTCAGATTTATTAGAAAGCATCAATGGTTATAAACAAACTTTGGAAAACGGAAAATTCCGTTCTCAAGATTTCTTCATAAATCACACTTACAAATCAACGCAAAACAAAGAGTTGCCTTGTTTCTTACTCACACGAAAAGGTTGTGACATGGTAGCAAATAAAATGACTGGCGAAAAAGGTGTCTTATTCACAGCAGCATATGTCATCCGTTTTGAAGAAATGGAAAAGCAGCTTAGTAAACCACAACTTAATCTACCTTCTACTTACAAAGAAGCATTAATCGCTCTACTAGAAAAAGAAGGAGAACGTGAACAACTTGAATTAGCCAATAAACAAAAAGATCAAATAATAGGTGAAATGAAACCGAAAGCTGACTACACAGATCGAATTTTGAACAGCAAAGGTTTGATGACAATTACTCAAATAGCCAAAGATTATGGAATGTCAGGACAAGCCATGAATAACAAACTCCATGAATTAGGTGTGCAATATAACCAAGGTGGTCAATGGCTTCTATACAGTAAATATCATGACAAAGGATTTACACATTCACAAACGATTGATATTACACGTTCAAATGGTAGTCCTGATACAAAATTAAATACTAAATGGACTCAAAAAGGTCGTTTATTCTTGTACAACTTATTGAAGTCTAAAGGCATTGTCCCAGTGATAGAACGAAATGATAAACCACAATTGCGAATTGTGTAGTAATTCAATACTCACTAGGAGGTTTATAAAGTGAATCTAACTATAGACGAACTTAAAGACGCATTACTCAATGCAGAATTAGCCGACTTGTTCCAAAAGGCTTATAAGCAAGGAATTGAGGATTGTAGAGAGAGTATGAAATTTGAGTTATCTCTACCTTCAAACTTAAAAAAAGAGCATGTAGCTCAAATATTCCAATGTGAATTACCAACTGTAGAAAAGATTATTCGCATGGATGGATTTCCGAAATGTCATGCATTAACTGCTCGTTATCCACGAGATAAAGTGCTGGAATGGCGAGACAAAAATGTCATGTACATGAACTCACGTTTAGGTATTTATATGAATGAAAATGAAAGTCTTAGATTATTAAGGGCATAGGAGAGGCCAGGGCAAATGGCCTCATCAAACTACCAATCTAGTAAGAGGTTGGGGCAAATCAACCTCTTATCTTTATATTAAGTTAACTTGGTTGAAATTGGTATTCGATTAAAGAATATATTCGAAATTGGAATAAAGGGGCAGATAGATATGGTTGCAGATTTTATGAAAGTCGGAAAGATGTTAAAGAAATTCCGCGTCAGTGCAAATATTACTCAGGAAGAAATGGCGGAGCACTTAGATAGTACTCAATCAGCTGTCAGTAAACTTGAAAGTGGCAGTAAGACAATAGATATTTTTACTTTCGCTACATGGATGAAGATAACTAATTCTGAGGTGGCTGGAGCAGCGTTGTTATTCGGAATGGAGACAGCAAATGCAGTTACACAATTAATTCAAACTGTACCAATGTTTATAGGAGGGTTCTTTTCATGGATATTGTAGAAAAATTGAAGCTAGAGATAGCAAAATTAGAAGCTTGTAACGAGGATTTATTAGTAGCAATTGATGTTCATAACAAACGCGGTGAGTATCACTTATCAGCTGAGTGCATGCGAAAAATCAATAAAACGACTCGTGAAATCAAAAGATTAAAAGCTCATTTACAAGATCAACAAAATTTTATGTGGGTTATTAAGGATTTACAGGATAGAGGATTACTTAGCGAGGTGATGAAGCAGTATGCGCATCAAGCCTAGAGCGTGGAAATACATGACACTAAAGCAGAGGTTAATTTATTTGCACTCCATTTGCGATAAGAAAGTGCTAGAGAAGTTAAATGGCAATAAAAAAGCTGCTTAATTGGTTGCAACAATTAAACAGCGGACAACATATACAAGTTCATTATATCACAATATCAGACGCTTGCGAGTGTTATCTCGCTCTCGTCAAGCAGCTTACAGCACCGTCTCCCTACGGTATAGCTTTGCCACTGTGAGTTGCTTGATGGGAGGGATGCCATCAAAAAAAACGAAAGGATTGATATGTATGAAATTAGCTAATGCAGTGTCTAGATTCACTGAATTGCCAGGAATTTTAGAGCAACATGGTATAGAGCCAGAGGATGTTATCCGAGTTGAGTATAGTTCTGGTTCAGCAGATAATGCCGACATTCTTGTTCAACTTTATTCAAGCGAATCTATTAAAAAGCTTGGTGCTTATGATATTGAAAAAACTAAAGGCTATGAAGATGATCGTTGGACGCAATATAGAGTTGTCAAATGTGGTATTTCGTTTATCTGTTGGAAACGTGAAGGTGAGGCGATAGCGTGAGACAGCTTATTGAAGTTGAGAATCCAATGGTATTAGGAACTATAGAGCCAGTAAATAATGTACCAACATTTCATTATGTAGAAATGAAAAGAGATTTTCGAGATGTCTATGGAAGTTTAATAGTATTCAATGACGATTACATGGAGTTTTCGAACGGTGATATTGTCCACATGGATAACATTCATACGTATCTTGAGGATCATTACAATGCGGCATTTTGTACAAAAAAATAAACCACTTGGCAGAGTGGCTTAACACAACAAATATTAGCGCAATTATAGCGCACTACAGGAGGAATTTCAATGAGTAACTTAGCAGAACAGTTCAATAATACTCAAATAGGACAACCTTCATTCCAAAACCAAGGAGGAGCGCTAGCACAAGCTAGTGCTTCTCGTGAAATGGAAGAAGTAAAAGGACAAATTTTTATGGCAAAACAGTTTCCGCGCAACGTGTTTCAAGCTGAGCAACGTGTACTAGATACATGTAAACGTCCGGCACTAGCTCAAACAGCTATGTACAGTTATCCGAAAGGTGGCACAAAGGTAACTGGTCCATCTATCCGATTAGCTGAGGCAATTGCTCAGAACTGGGGTAACTTATCATACGGTATCCAAGAATTAGAGCAACGTAATGGTGAATCAGTAGCTAAAGCGTTTTGTTGGGACCTTGAAACAAACGTGCGCCAAGAAAAAGTGTTTACAGTAAAACATGCAATTGGCACCAAAAAAGGTTTGAAGCAATTAACGGATCCGCGCGACATTTACGAAAAAGTAGCAAACGATGGAGCGCGTCGATTACGTTCTTGCATTCTTGGTGTTATCCCGGGCGACATCGTTGATAAAGCAGTTGTGCAGTGTACAGAAACACTTGCTGGTAATAGCAAAGGTCCATTAAAAGACCGCATTGCTAGTATGTTAAAAGGTTTCAAAGACCATTATCGGGTTACACAAGAAATGGTAGAAACAAAGTTCGGTTATAACGCTGATTCTTTCAGTGAGTACGATTATGTAGAACTTCTCAACATCGCTAACAGCTTGAAAGACGGTATGTCGAAAGTTGAAGATTGGTTCCCAAAAGAAGATGCTAAAAATCAATCTAGCGGCTTAGGTGAAGCGTTTAAAGGCGAACAAAAAACAGAGGTGAAACAAGATGCAACAAACGACATTCCAATTGAACAGCCAGAATTATCACTCGAATGAGGCGAACCAGTACTACATGTCAGTATCACAATTTAAAAGTGCTATGGAGTGTGAGGCTAGAACGTTTGCAGAGGCAAGGGGTGAGTTTATGCGTCTCCCCTCTACCGCATTAATGGTCGGTTCATATTTACACGCTGCCTTTGAGAGTAACGAGGCATTCACTGAATTTAAAGAGCTAAATCACCACAGTATTTATAACAGTCGAGGCAATAAGTATAAGGACTATGAAAAAGCTGATGACATGATTGAGACCATTAAAAATGACGAGTTCTGCTCGTTCGCTTTACAGGGTGAAAAAGAAGTCTTCTATACAGGCGAGTTATTCGGAGTAAAGTGGAAAATCAAAGTAGACAACATCAATCATGAACGTGGATTTTTTAGTGATATAAAAAGTACCCAGGAGCTTAGGAAACGCTACTGGAGCGAGAAATATAATACATGGGTTTCTTTTGTACAAGCCTTCGATTACGTGCTGCAGATGTGGGTGTATCGAGAAATCATCTTTCAAAATACAGGACATTACTATGATCCATACATTGTGGCAGTAACAAAAGAATCACCGCCAGATAAAGCAGTTTTACACTTTGATTCTGGACGTTTCGACTTTGAAAAGGAATATGTTCAAACGGTGCTACCAAGCATCATAGAGGCGAAGTTAGGACGTAAAAAACCACATCGATGTGATAAGTGCGAATACTGTCGGGTTTCAAAGAAGTTAGAAGGCACATTTGAAATTGAGTATCTACTAGATTAGGAGGAGCGAGGGCAAATGGCTAAATACAGATACGTCTACACAACTTTTTGGAACGATCCTCGTGTGGTTGAGGAAATGACAGCAGAGGATAAATACTTCTTCCTATATTTGCTGACAAATGAAAGTACGACTCAAATCGGCATATATCAAATTACCAAAAAGCAAATAGCTTTTGATATGGGTTACTCAATGGAAAGTGCTGGAGCATTAATACAACGCTTCAGAGACCATCACAAGATCATTAAATATAATGATGAAACTCGTGAAATTGCTATAAAAAACTGGGGGAAATACAACCTGAATCGTGGGGGCAAACCGATTCTTGATTGTGTGAAATCAGAACTAAAAGAAGTGAAAGATACTTCACTAATTCAATGGGTAGGCGAAGGAATCTCTAATGATTCTGTACGTATCGTTTACGAGTCGTACTACGATACGTCAACGATACGTGGACAAAAAGAAAAACAAACAGAAAAAGAAAAACAAAAAGAAAATAAAAAAGAAAAACAAACAACAGACAGTGAAGTTTGTCAGTCGGTTAGTAGTTCTTCTGATTATGCAAAATTAATTGAATTTACAAATCACAACATTACACCAGTTCTTCCAACGATAGCAGAACACCTTGGTTACATCTTAGATGACTATAAAGATGTGGATTTAATCCTAGCTGCATTACAAAACGCAGTATTTAACAATGCTCGTAACAAAATTAAATATGCAGAAGGAACGTTAATCAACTGGCGTAAGGAAATGATCACAACTTACCAACAGTTACAGGCTAAAGAAGAAAGAGAGAAAAACAACAAGCGACAACAATCTAACCAATCCTCTTATCAAAAGCCTAAAGGTCGTACAGAGGTAGTTCCTGAGTGGTTCAATAATCGAAATGGGGAAGAACCTACACCAGCTGCTGAAATTAGTAACAATACGATTGATTTTGAAGCTGAGAGACAAAAAGTATTAGAGATGTTAGGTAAAAAGGAGAGTGTAGAGGCTTGATTAACAGAGTAGTTTTAGTTGGCCGCCTTACAAAAGATCCTGAATTGCGATACACACCAAATGGCGTTGCATCATGTCGTTTCACAGTTGCAGTAAACCGTACATTCAGAGGGCAAAACGGAGAACCAGAAGCTGACTTCATTAGTTGTGTAGCTTGGCGCAAACAAGCTGGAAATCTAGCTAACTTCATGAAGAAAGGTAACTTAATAGGTTTGGAAGGGCGAATCCAAACTGGCAGTTATGAAGGGCAGGATGGCAAGCGTGTGTACACTACAGACGCGGTTGCCGACAGTATTCAGTTTTTAGAGCCGAGAAACAGCACAGGAGGCTCACAGGGCACATCAAACTACGAATCTAGTACAAATACAGGTGGAACCAATCAAGGTGGTTCACAGGGCAATTATGGCGGTAATAACAACCAGCCAAGTTATATGAGAGGTAATGAAGATCCTTTTGCTAATAGTAAGGGATCAATTGGGGTCAATAGTGATGACCTACCTTTCTGAAGTAGGTGTTGCGTAATGAAGACCTAAGTTAAAGAAGTAGCTAAAACTATGAAAAAAAACTTATAGAATAATCGAAATGAAGCAAATATAGCAGGAGGGGATTATATGGGCAATACAGTTAATTTAGGGGTATTAGATGATGGAGTATACATCGTTCAAGGGGGAGCAATTGTGGAGGTTCTAGAACCTAAAGAGTATGGTCAAGATTTGATTCAATGGCAGCGTGGTAAGGTGTTTGAAGTGAGCGAGAGCAAGCGTAAACGTGTTGGGGTAGTAAAAAAATAAAAGATTTCGTACAAAACAAACATATAAAATTAAATGTGTAATGCTTGATAAGCTTAGGATAAATTGTAGAAAGATGTTTAATAAAAATATAATAACCTTATGATTCTTAAATGGAATTTTGAATTTTTATATTGAAAAAGAAAAATAAACGCTTAGTATGTAACATATATCTTAATATTAAAAAGGATGAATTTAAGTTGAGCATGTTAAAAGATAATGATATAAGAGAAGTCTTATTGAAATATTTATACACACAACATTCTGATGATAAAAATACCAAAATTGTTAATGAGATGGGCTTGCTACATGGACAATCACGGATCGATGTAGCTACAATCAATGGCATATTTCATGGGTATGAAATAAAAAGTGAAAGTGATAATTTAAATAGGCTACCAAGTCAAATCCATGATTATAATCGGGTATTTGATAGAATGACAATTGTAATCCAAAGAAATTATTTAGAGGATGTTAAAACCTTAATTCCTAAATGGTGGGGTATTATGTTAATTACTAAATATAAAGGTCAAATTAACATTCGCGAAATTAGAAAGGGAAAAATAAACCCTCATATTGATCCGTTAGCACTTAGTCATTTGCTTTGGCGGGAAGAAGCATTAGAGATACTTAAAGAAAGAGGTTTGCATAAGGGGTATCTTAGCAAACCTCGTAAGCAGATATATCAAAGGTTAATAGAAAATATTTCCAGCGATGAACTTAAGAGGATGGTGTCAGAGAAGCTGAGAACACGGGAAGACTGGTTAATGAGTTCAATATGAATGTCAAGTGATGATTAACATTTACTCTTACCCAAGTTTCTGAATTTCCTGTACTTAAGGTACCGTTAGCACATTCCTGAATATAGTGGTCACCGAATGAAAACTGTGATCCGCAATATTCAGGATGTTGGATAACATGATTACACAAACCCTTCATTTGAGATAGGCCTTTATTTTTAATACCGTGACCTCTAAAAATTAAAAAATGATCATCTACTGTATATTTAATATTAGCTCCTGGGTTCATTGTAACTGGATCGAAATCAAACCAGCCTGGATGCCCAACATTGTAATCCCCATATGTTGGGTATCTTGTTAGATTGGATTTTAAAATTTGAGAATATATATTCCATTCTACACGTGGAATTTGACTATTAGTACCTGTTTGAATAGCAGATAAATTTTCTGTCATACTGGTACTTAACAGTGTGAGAGTTCTCCATTCATCCATATATGGTAGTCTTGCTAAAGTAGAAAATATATTGTTTAGAATTGATCCAGGGTTCTGTGGATCAATTTCTTGAAAATCAATAATAATGTCAATTGATTTTTTCTCGACATTGATGCCATCTAGCCAGTATTCTAAAGACTCAACAAATGATGAATAATCCTCTAAATCTTTTGGAAATAGTCTTAATGCTACTCCATTGTTATAATTTATAATACAGTTGTCAACAGCATCATGATATTCTAGATGTCTAAGGAAAGATGTTACTGGAATAGCAATAAACCCTGCTTGTTGAGCTTCTGTAATAGTATGCTCTAAAGGTGAGAGATTATTATTTAACGTAGCAGTAGAACCTAAACGCCCATCATCATGTATTGTGTGTGCGTCAATAAAAATATGTTTTGATATAGGTAAACAATCCACCATATCATTACCAAAATTACTTAGATGTTCATCTAGTGTTTTTTTGAATACACTTTTTTGGTGATCATAAGGGATAGGTGGAATTTCAAAAATTGGTGTTATTAATTCTTTTTGAGCATCATTTAATTGAGTTAAAGCAAATCTTTCACCTCTTTTCCACTTTAAGACTGGTACATAGTGTCTGTAATCAAACATAGAATAGTCCTCCTCGGTTTATAATTTTCTATTTATGCTTATCTAAGGTGATTAAATAGTAATACGTACTAATAATTCAAAAGTTTCATTAAATTAGAAATTATTTTCCCGGTATACAGTTCTATTTGAAATTATTTTCATTATTGCAATTTGCTTCGTTTATAGAAATTATGAATAAAGTGAGAGGCTTCTAGTGAAAAATGTACTAATGGTGAACATATAATTTTAAAATATAATATTAGCCTTTACGGAAAATACCGGAGGCACTGACAGACAGGAAATAACCTGTTTGTTGGTGCCTCCGTTTATTTTTTATTGAGGGGTGAAATGTTTATTTTAATTAATTTGCATTTTAAGGAAATGAAAAAGCCGTAGCGTTTGCAGACGCTACAGCTTCGAATTGGTTTACGCCCTTTGACGGTGCTTACAACTTTATTATATCACACCGTAGGAGGGCAAAACTATGAAACAAGGGCAAATTAAAGTTACGAAAGAGAATTTACTTCAGTGGATTGAAAATTATCGATGGATGGTTGAAACCATTGAGGAAGCAAGACAGCCAGTAGCTAAGGCAGATAATAATAGTTACATCGGGGCAAAAACAGCAATGTATGGTATTGAGGCAACATTGCCAAAGGCGAGTGGTGGGACAAGTGATCCAGTATATATTGAAGTACAAAGACGTGTATATTCTATGAATCATCGCATTCGTGAATACGAGTATAAGGTTGCTGAGGTGCAAAAGCGTATTCCCTTAGTACAAGGTGATAGGGAGATAGAGGTGCTGCATAGACTACTTAACGGTGATAGTATGCGTGCGATTGGAAGGCGCATGAAGTTATCAAGTACGACGATTTTTAGACTAAGAAACTTTATTATAAAACAAATGATGAAGTAACCAATTGGGTTACTTCATCTGAAAAATAATTATATAGTACCATGTTTAATTTCATTATTAAAGGGTAGATTACTTTAAAACGATTCTACATAGTATTTTTGTAATCTTAGGTGCCCAAAAGTTAGTCGCAATAGTAATAGTTAATACCAATAAAGATGCTGCATCGCTTATTGCAGATTCTACAGTATTGAATGACTTAATTAAAACAAAAACTACTACTGATAGTATTAACAATGAAAATATATATAATAAATCAATATTTAATAGTTTAGTATCAATATACTCTACTCTTTTAATACTTGAATATCCAACATTTATAAAATAAAGAATTGCTACACCTATGGATATAAATAAAATCCAAGGTTGGCTTATATATTCATTTCCACCTTTTGCGTATATATATATAATTCTTCCGGCAATGTATAACAATAAAAGCTGAATTATTGCATTCAAAAAATTTGAAACACTTACTAAGAATTTCAAATCCATTTTGCATTCTCATTTCCATAGACGGTATCTAAAATGTTTCCTACTAAGAAATCCAAATAGAATAATATATGCTCCAACTCAGTTACACTCATTTCATCACCATCTCTACGTAATGTAACACCATATCTATAACTAACCGTATAATATTCTGCTTCTTCATCGACTTCTAATTGTAAGTGTCCCATCATAGTAGTGTCATTGAAAAATTTAATTCTTTCAGACAGTTTAGATATGATATTTTCATTGTATTTTGCTTTTAAAAGGTAAGATAAAATTCTTATTACTTCTGATTTTTCAGTAGGAAAGAAAAGAACCTCATAATCAAATTTTTCATCCCCTACATAGGATTTCCTTTTTAAATCAGCAATTATTAGTATATCTTTAACTTTATCTTTTTCTTTTTCTTTATCATCAAATTCTAAAGTATTAAAATTTATATCCAGTTTTTTTAAATTTAAAAGAAGTCTCTTAGTAATATTTCCGTATTCGTTGCTTATTAGATTTAGGTTTTTACTCATTACAATAATTACACCTCAATAATCTTAAGTTTGTTATCAGTGATTTTTTCAATTAAAAAATCACTGATATTAAATTTTGACTTAATGAGACCGAAAATATTGTCCTCTATTTTTATTACAACACTTTCAGGTGTATTCTCAAAAAAAGTTATTCTTAAACAAGTAGATGTTAAATTCAAAATGTATCCTTGATCGGAATCAAAAATTTTTTTAAAACCTCCGTAGCCCTTCTGCCATTTAAAATTAAAATATTTTTCTATTGACTTTTTAAAAACATATCTTTCAACAAAATTGAGTGAAAAAATAATATTGAGAGTTTTCACTGAAATCACCACCTATTTCTTACTTATTACAATCGTCCCAAAAACTTCTGAATTTACTTCCGAATGTGGCTCTTTTATATGTTTCACTTACTGGGTTTTGTAATTTAATAATAATATCGATTTCTCTCTCAGCCTCAATTCTTGTTTGTTCGTTATCGAATGGATTTTCGATTAAAGTTAGTGATAAATATTCACTAGATAACGATGAACTTTCCAACTCTAATTCAATATCTTTTTTTATTTTGGGACTTTCAACCAAAGATAAAGATTCATTTAACTTATCTTGATCGAAAAAATCGTTGGCTGTTGCTACTAATTCTTCATAGACTTTATTGACTTCAGCTTTTGCTGTTGCAAATGATGACAAACTATCAAGATACTTTTTTGTAGTTATCTCTAGTTTTTCAAATTTATTTGCATCTTTTTCGAGAATATCTTCATTTAATAAATTTTTGATTTTTTTTAAATCATCAGTACGTTTTGTCACAAAAACCAAGCACCTCACGTAAAAACAAATACATTGTTTTCGAAATTATACAATTAAAATAGTTTTTTCTATCTTAATTTATCCTGAATAAAAAAATTACTTTAAGTAACAAGTGAATTTTTAAGTAGATTTATACCATAATATTACCATAGTGGCAAATTTTTTTCGATTATTTGTTCTGAAATATTTTGAAACATATGGAACAAATGTAACAGGCGAAACATATGTAAAAGTTGTAAGATTGTTTGTTATAGAAAAAATATGATTTAAACTCGGAGGTAGCACGGCGCGGCGTTTTCCTCCATTGGTAATTATAAAATCCTAAATATCAGGGTGAGACAGACCGACGACCGACCTGCGACTCATAAACTTGTTCGAGGGAAGACATACACGGCCGGCCCATATTTTTTAAGAGATTAGGTATCTTAATTAATATAAAAGGCAAATAAAACTGAAGGAGAAGGATAAATGACTAACACACCAAACAACCGACCATTAACAACAAAGGAAACTTACCGAGTGGTAAACGATATGATGCGTAAAGTATTTAAAGACCCATATGATTTTGAAGATTATATGTATCAAACTATAGGAGATATTCATTTTGATAAAATGAAACCATGGGAAAATTTCACAAGCGTTGAAGATGTTTATGAACGAGTAAACAAGAAGATTGAACAAATAACTTTCTTAGAGATGGATGCTATTCTTGCAATAGTGAATAGTGATTTATGGCAAACTCTATTACAAGAGAAGCAAGCAAAGCAGATTCCTAATTGGGATATTTCCACGCCAATTTAGGAAGTGGTAGGATGATGCTTGTACAAATGGATTAGGGTAACACCTAACACCTAGAGCCGGTAACGGAATGTTATCGGCTTTTTATTATGCCTTGAAAACTGCATCAAACAGCCAAAACACTTTGTGATGAGAGGGCAGAGTTTGGTGTGGTTTTGAGAGCAAAAAGTTATTACATATATTTCACCTCTTGGTTTATGATTGGGTTGGAGGTGTTGACATTGAGTAGATATAATCATCAAAAACACAAGGATTTACCAGGCGATGTTAGAGGTATTTTAATGAATCAAACTTCAGATAGACCTATTTCCCAAGGAGATGCGAGTGAAGATAAGACACCAAAAGAAAGGTCATGTGTACGAGATATTGATAGAAAAATTCTTGTTGCAATAAATGGGATGTTATCTTTGCCGGATGAACATGTTTTAACTTTCAATAGTATTTGGTTTGGTTTAGTTGAGCAAATCGGTGATTTTTCAAGAAAGAAAAATATCGATGAAAAAACTAAGGTTCTTTTAGAAAAAATTATGAATAGTGACGTGTATCTAAATGAAACCGAAATTACAAGTAGGAAAGATATTAGTGACAGAATAAAAGCTTTAGAAGAATTTACAAAAGAATATTTAGACTAACATCCTTCGGGATGTTTTTATTTTGCCCTGAAAAGTGAGTATCGAGCAGATTCCTCCCCCTTGAATGCTGGGCAACGGTACTTACTTTTGAGAGTGAAAAAATCCTTCCCTAAAACGGAAAGGATTACATGAATCAAGTATAAGATTCTGATATTGATTTTACAGAGGATAAAGGTATAAATAAATTATCATTGCTATCATTCTTATGTAGATGAATAACATTTAAATCTTTATCGATACCTTCAAATTTACCAAAATCTACGGCAGAATCAATATATTCAATTCTGACAAATTTACCAACTAATTCTTCTAATCTCAATTTGTTCAACTCCTTTCAAATAGAATTATAACAGATTTTTTGAATGGAGATTAAATGTTCTGGAGGTGGTGTTTATGAGATATGGCTAGACAAAGAGACCCTAGAAGGGATGAAGCACTAAAAATATTCAAACAACATAACGGTGACATAACCAATCGAGCTATAGCTGAACAATTAGATGTACCAGAGAAAACAATTTCAGCATGGAAAAGCCGTGATAAGTGGAATGTAGTACTACAAACAAATGAATGCAGTACTACAATTAAAAATGTTCAGAGAGAAAGAGGAGCACCTATTGGTAATGCTAACGCAAAAGGCAATAGAGGCAATAAAAATGCTTCAGCTCCGAAACAAAACTCAAATGCACTGACACACGGTTTCTTTTCAAAGTTCCTACCAGAGGAAACACTCGAAATCATGGAAGCAATGAACGATCGTTCTCCAGCTGATTTAATCTGGGATCAAATACAGATACAGTATGCTGCAATTATAAGGGCTCAACGGATTATGCACGTTGAATCGAAAGACGAAATGGTTAAAGAAGTAAAGAAAGTTAAATACGATGTTTGCAACGTTGAAGATGGTGTGATAAATGAAAAAACATCTGTACCATTTGAAATCGAATATGAATTCCAACGTTCTTGGGAACGACAGGCGCAACTACTCACAGCTCAATCGAGAGCGATTGGGGAGTTGCGTTCTTCTATTCGTCAGTTTGTAGAGATGGCTGATGCTGATGATGAACGTCGCTTGAAGCTTGAGCAGATGCAGTTGAATATTGATAAGACGAAAGTAGAAATCACAAATCTTGATAAAGACCGTAATAAATCAGTTCGAGTGGTGATTGTGGATGATGTGTAATGAATGAAAAGCGTGTTAGTATAGCGAGCGTAATTACAGAACAGTTTAAACCGTTTTGGCGTGCTTCTAGAGCCAAAAAACATCTACGTTATGTATTAAAGGGTGGTCGTGGTTCTGGTAAGTCTTTTCATATCCCAATGCGTATCTTGCTAGACATCATGGAATATCCAGTGTCTGCTCTTGGCATTCGGAAAGTACAAAACACCATTTTAAAATCTGTGTACGCTAATTTTAAGGCTGCTGCAAATATTATGGGAGTCCGTGATCAATTCCGTTTTGTTGATTCCAAGCTTGAAATAACTTATTTAGGCCGAGGGAACAAGATTTACTTTGCTGGTGCCGATGACCCTGAAAAGATTAAATCTATAAAAGACGCTGATTTCCCATTAGCTATCGTGTGGTTTGAGGAATTAGCAGAGTTTAAGTCAGAAGATGATGTCACTACAATTGAAAACTCAATTCTACGTGAGGAGTTGGAAGGGAAGATATTCTCGCAAGCTGATAGACAGCAAGCGTACCCTTTTGACTACTCTTTTTATTATTCTTACAATCCACCGAAACGTAAGCAGTCGTGGGTGAACAAAAAGTATGAGAGTTCAATGATTGATGCCAATACTTATGTAGATCATTCAACTTATTTAGGAAATCCGCATTTATCAAAAAAGTTCATTGAAGAAGCAGAGAATGTTAAAAAAAACAAGCCGTTAAAATACCGATGGGAATACCTTGGTGAAGCAATAGGGAGTGGTGTTGTACCGTTTGATAACTTACAAATTGAAAAAGGTTCAATCACTGATGAAATGGTTGCTTCGTTCGATAACATTCGAAATGGTAACGACTTTGGATACGCAACAGACCCATTAGCTTTTGTTCGTTGGCATTACGACAAAAAGAAGAATGGTATCTATGCAGTTGATGAAATATATGGCGTGAAAATCAGTAACCGCAAACTAGCCGAGAAATTAAAAGCTAAAGGTTATCAATCAGACCGTATAGCTGCTGATTCAGCGGAGCCAAAGTCCATTGCTGAATTACGAGATGAACAAGGAATACCACGAATCTACGGAGTTAAAAAAGGTCCTGACAGTGTGGAATACGGTGAGGAATGGCTGGATGATTTAGATTTCATTTGTATTGATCCATTACGTACTCCTAACATTGCGAAAGAGTTTGAGAACATTGATTACCAGACAGATAAAGATGGTAATCCTATTGCTCGTTTAGAGGATAAAGACAACCATACTATCGATGCTACACGCTATGCATTTGAAGAAGATATGCGTGGTAGCACATACAGTTTTGACTAGAAAGGGGTGAGAACATGGGATTTTTTCCGTTTCAGGGTGCTGGCACAGAAACCGATAAACTAAATACCATTATCGAAGAAGGTGCTAAAAAAGGTATCACGTCTAAAAAGCGTATCGAGAAAGAGATTGCAGAATTTAAAGTATCCGAAAAGCGTAGTTGGATGTTTGAAGGCGACAACTACTTTGAGGGTAAACACAATATTTTAACTCGTAAACGAATGGTTATAGGTAGGGGTGGCGAAAAAGAAGAAGCTACTAATCTACCAAACAACAAACGTGTTGATAATCAATATGGCAAGTTAGTGAATCAAAAGGTTAATTACTTATTTGCTAAACCTTTGACGCTTGAAACAGAGAGTGGGGCCTATCAAAAGGAACTTAAACTTGTTTTAAACAACCGATTTCATAAGACACTACGTAACTTAGGTGAACATGCTTTTAACCATGGATTAGCATGGATTTATCCGTACTACAATGAACGTGGTGAATTTAGCTTTATGCTAATTCCAGCTTATCAAGTGTTGCCCTATTGGAAGGATGCAGAACGAACCATTCTAGATTATGCGGTTCGCATTTATTCAGTTGAGGAATGGAAAGGCGATAAGAAAGAAATCATTGAGAAGGTTGAAATATATACCGTTGATGGCATTGAACGATATATTCTCGAAAATGACAAGTTAATACCTGATGTAGAGCTTGGTGAGACTGCAACATACTTAAATGTCACAAAAGGTGGCCTATCAGAAGGACGTAACTGGGAGCGAGTGCCGTTAATACCTTTCCGATATAACAGCCGTGAAATACCTCTTATTAAGTCAGTTAAGAGCTTACAGGATGGTATTAATGAAATTCTTTCTGACTTCAATAACAACATGCAAGAGGATGCCCGGTCAACGATACTAGTGGTTCACAACTATGACGGACAGGACCTAGGAGAGTTCCGTTACAATCTTGCTAAGTACGGTGCTGTAAAGGTGCGAAGTGATGGTGTTAAAGGCGGTATCGATACATTGTCAGTTGAGGTCAACAAAGACAACTATGAATCTATTCTTACGCTGTTCAAAAAGGCACTAGTCGAAAATGGTAAGGGTTATGATTCGAAAGATGATCGCATGAGTAACAATCCAAACCAAATGAATATCCAGTCAATGTACTTAGATATTGATTTAGATGCAAATGGTATTGAAACAGAGTTCCAAGCATCATTTGAAGAGTTGTTGTGGTTCGTTAACAAGTACTTGGAGCACATCGGCAAAGGTAACTTTGATACTGAGACTGTAAAGGTGATCTTTAACCGAGACATACTCATTAACGAATCTGAGGTCATTGACAGTTTATCTAAATCAACGGACTTATCACTTGAAACTCGTATCACTCAACATCCTTATGTTTCTGACCCAAAACTTGAGTTAGAGCGTGTCAAAAAAGAGCGACAGGAACGCATAAACGAGTTCGATGGCTATGATGATCATTTCAAAACTATGAATTCAAAGTCTGGTGAAGGCAATGGACAAGAGTAGAGAGTACTGGCGAAAACGTTTCGAGATGTTGGAGCAAGCACAGCATGAAAAGAGCGAAAGCTATTATAAAGACCTCGAAAAAGCTTATATCAATACAATGCAAGAAATTGAGAAAGATATTGCTCGATGGTATCAACGCTTTGCTGAAAACAATGAAATGACTCTTGAAGAAGCAAAACAGCAGCTAAAGAGTGAGGAGTTAGAAGAGTTTCGTTGGACTGTCGAAGAATACATCAAGCGCGGTAAAGAAAATGCTCTTAATCAGAAGTGGATGAAACAACTCGAAAACGCCTCCTCTCGTGTCCATATAAGCCGTTTAGAAAGTTTGCAACTACAACTTCAACAACACGTAGAAGAACTGTATAGAGAGCAAATTGAAGGTTTTCAAGAGTTAATGAAAGAGGTATATCAAAATCAGTACTATCACACTGCGTTTGAAATACAAAAAGCTTTTGAGATTGGCTTCACACTACAAGCGCTAGATGAAACAAAGCTAACTAAAATAATTAGCAAGCCTTGGACTGCAGATGGTCAAACATTTAGCCAAAAGATATGGCGTGACAGAAACTTATTACTAGATACATTGCATACTGAATTGGTCCAATCAATGGCTCGTGGTGAAGCTCCGGACCGTATGATTAGTTCAATAGCTAAAAAAATGAATACCTCACGTTCCAACGCTGCTCGACTAGTTATGACTGAATCAGCGCTTTTTAGTGCTTCTGCTCAAAAGGATGCATTCGGTGAACTTGATGTTGAAAAGTACGAGATTATTGCCACTTTGGACAGTCGTACCAGTAGTATTTGTCAGTCGATGGACGGCAAGGTGTTTAAATTAGCTGATTTCATGCCTGGCGTTACTGCTAATCCTTTTCATCCTAGATGCAGAACAACAACAGCACCGTATTTTGAGGATGATTACAGTGAAAGAATTGCTCGTGATTTAGATGGCAAAACGTATTATGTACCAAGCAATATGAAGTATGAGGAATGGTATCAAACGCAGGTTGAGAAACACGGTGAAAAGAAAATTGTTAATCAGAAGAGAAAAATAGAGAATAGGGAGAAAGATAAATCAGAATATGAAAGCTATAAACGAATATTAGGTGTTGAGGGGCCAAATTCCTTGGATGCCTTTCAGGATATAAAGTATAATGATGACAGTGAGTGGTATCACCTTAAGGGCTTTAAGATGGCAGTTGAACGGGGCGATATAAATGTTCTCACAGGATTTAATACTTATAAGGATGTTGCTAAAAATATTCATACAAATCTAGTCGGTCTAACTACAACAGATGGGATACCAATAACTAGTTACAAGTCGCATTTTGTGGATAGAATAATTGGACAAATCGAGGCTGGAACAGCACAAAAAGGAAAACGGTCAGGTGTTAGAATAGAGGATGTTAAAGAGGCACTAATGAATCCTACGCAAATTAAAAAAAGCACTAATGCACAACAGTATATTAATGACAAATGCAGGGTAACTATAAACGACACCACTGGGCACTTAATTCAAACTGCTCCAAGAACGAAAGGGTGAAATAATGATTAAGATGACAAAAGAAGATGAAATGTTTTTAAGAAAAAGACTTTCTAACTTTAATGAATTAAAAAACGGAGAAGTAGATGATCTATTGTCTGAAGTCTACGATATCACCATTGAAGGTTTAGATGAAAATGATGACCCAACAGATTTATATTATGAAGCACAAAAAGTTTATGATTCAATATATTTGTTAAATTAATTTAGCACTTAACCATATTAAAAGGGTGAGTGCTTTTATTATGCCTTTTTCGTCTTTTTCGAGCTTGTAGACGTTAAAAAATAAGCTTCTAAACCTATCGTGCCGTTGCACGTAAAACACGAAGTAGGAGGCAATGAAAATGAAAAAAGAAGATTTAATTGCAATGGGATTAAGTGAAGAACAAGCTAATAAAATCATTGAAGGTTTTGGAACAATGATTCCTAAAAGTCGCTTTGATGAAGTAAATGGCGAGAACAAATCATTGAGAGAGCAACTTGATGATCGTGATAAGCAGCTAAAAGAACTCGCTAAGAATGAAGATGCAACAGAAGGTCTGAAATCAGAAATTACTCGATTACAAGATGAAAACAAGGTAGCTACTGAAAAGTATTCAGCTGAAGTAAAACAATTAAAGATCAATAGTGCTGTTGAGTTAGCTTTGACAAGTGCCAAGGCTAGAAACCTGACAGCTACAAAAGCACTTTTAGACTTGAATGGTGTTGAAATCGATAAAGATGGTAATGTTATCGGTTTAGAAGATAAGGTGAAAGCTCTTGTAGAAAGTGAAGATACAAAGTTCATGTTTGATTCCACTGAAACAGTAATTACAGGTACAACACCAGGAGGGCAACCGGGTGGCGGAGGAAGTCCAATTGATACATCAACAATGACATACTCGCAAATGGTTGCTTACCAACAAGCGAATCCAGAAGCAAAAATATAAAAAGGAATGGTGAAATTTTATGAAGAAATATCAAGCAATTATCGGTGGCACAATGCCTAAAATGCTTATGCCATTAGACATCCAAATGTTTGCGAAGTTTGATGCTAAATCCTTTAATCCGCAGGCGTTCGGTCAGTATGTTGATAGTATCCCAAATCTAAAACGAAATGAATTATTAAAATCCAAGGCACTGAAACCAAGTTCTGAAATTCGTAGTTTATTCAGTTCACAAACTACGACTGCCTACGGTCGTATTCCGATGTTCGGTAATTTAGATGGCGCAGCACTTAACTACGATGGACAAACAGACATCACTGCAACAAGTACAGAAACGTATGAACGTGGTGTAGTAGTTTACGGCCGTGCGAAAGCATGGATTGAAAAGGACTTCTCTGAAGATATTACAAGTGGCGTTGACTTCATGGACAACGTTGCTCAACAAGTAGCGACTTATTGGGAAGAAATTGACCAAGATGTGTTGCTGTCAATTCTAAGTGGTGTTTTTGCAATGACAGGTGCTAAAAACCTTGAATTTGTAACTAATCACACTTATGACATTACAGGCAAAACTGGTGATGACTCTCAAGGGAATCCACTAAATAAAGTTGGTCCAGCTACCCTAAACAATGCTATGCAGCAAGCTTGTGGTCAAAACAAATCTAAATTTGCAATTGTTATCATGCATTCTGCTGTAGCAACTAATCTAGAAAACTTACGATTATTTAAATATCTTCAATATACTGATGCTGATGGTATTCAACGTGATCTATCAATTGGTACTTGGAATGGTCGTATTGTATTAGTTGATGATTCAATGCCATTCGAAGAAGTGCCTGCAGATGGCGGCAATCCAGCACATACAAAATATACTACTTACGTACTTGGTGAAGGTGCATTTGATTACGAAGATATTGGCGCGAAGGTACCTTACGAAATGGCTCGTGACGCTAAAACAAATGGTGGTCAAGACACATTGTATAGCCGTCAACGTAAAGTATTAGCACCATATGGCATTTCTTATGAAAAGAAATCACAAGCGACATTATCACCGACAAATAATGAATTAGCAGACGGTAAGAACTGGACGTTGGTAAACAATGATGGTAATGGTGCTGCTCTTAAAACTATCGATCACAAAGCTATTCCGATTGCTCGTGTAATTTCTCAAGGGTAAAGGATGGTGTAAGCCATGCTAGAAGATGTTAAGAAACGGTTGAAATCGCTTGGTATTAGCGTATCCAGTGAACCAAACAGCCAAGATGAATTATTACTGAACATTTGCATCATCAAGGTAACTAATCATGTAAACAATCAAACGAATTTATCTGAAATTCCTCAAGGGCTCCACGAAATTGCAGTGGACATGGCCGTTGGGGAATTTTTATATAACAAAAAGTCAATGGGTGCCTTATCTATAGATACATTAGATTTTGATTTGATTGCAAAACAGGTTCAAGACGGTGACACAAACACTGTCTTTGCTATCGAAGCAAATAGCACACCAGAAGCTCAATTCAATGCCTTTATTGCCTATCTACAGCACAACGAAGTAGATTTTGTCCGATATAGGGTGTTGACGTGGTAAGTGCAAGACGTAAGGCATTAGAAAGGCTTTGGAGAGGTAATTGTACAGTAAAGGCGTGGCAAGAAGTAGAGGATCCAATTACGCATGTTACAAAGCATGAAGAAGTGACACTATATGAGAACCTAAAGTGTAAGTTATCTCATGAAAAGCTAACGAGCTCTTCTTCAACTGGTGGACCAGCTATAATCACAGAACAAATCAAACTTTCATTAGGTAATGAATACAAAATTCCCTCTGGATGTAAAATCATTGTTACTCAATATGATGTTACTGAAGAGTACACTCGCTCAGGCAAACCCGGTATCTTTATGGATCACCAAGAAATTGTCCTAGAGTTATTTAAGGAATATGCATAATGGGCAGAGGTGGACGAGTTGATTATCGACAACTAAAAGCATTCGAGCGGAAGTTAGCAAAACTTGCTGAATCAGATTATAGAAAGTTTTGTGAGGCTGCTGCTAAAGAGTTGGCTGCTAGATTGCTTGCTAAAGTTATTAAACGCACCTCTGTTGGCGTTTATGAAGATGGCACCACTGGTGGAACGTTAAGGCGTGGTTGGACTGCGAAAAGTCATCGTGAAGCTGAGTTAAGCGCAACGTTTGGCGGTGGAAATGGAGCAAATAAATTTGCTGATTCATTAAAAGCTAAAAAGGTTGGTAGTGTATATGAAATTGAGATTATCAATCCTGTAGAGTACGCATCTTATGTTGAGTTTGGCCACAGAACGAGGAATCATGAAGGTTGGGTTAATGGTCAATTCATGATGACGATTTCGGCAGATGAAGTGGAACGGCAGGCACCAGCAATACTAGAGAAAAAACTATACACAATGCTAAAGGAGGCTTTTGATGGAGATTAATGATATTCAAAACGCTATTTCTGTTAAGCTTCACGAAGCTTTCGGAGCAGATTGCAAAAAGTATATTGATGAAGTACCGCAGGGGTTTAAGACTCCTGCTTTTTTAATTCAATTTTTATCATTAGAACATAAAAGACAAATCGGAAATCGATGGAAAGTCACAACGTTATTTAACGTACAGTATTTCCCTGAAAACGGCTTGTCTGAGGCCTCTAACATGACACTGAAGGTCCAACAAGCGTTAAAAGAAATAACACTGTTAAATAGTTCGCTAATGTTTGGTACTGGAGCGAACAGTGAGGTTGTTGACGGCATTGGCCATAATTTCATTCATTTCGATTTCTGCCTACAAGAAGTTGAAGAAAAGATATTCATGGGATCACTAGAACAAAGAACGAAAATGAAAGGGTGATTGTGGTGGCAAAATTAGAGGCAATTCAAGAAAAAGCAAAAGTAACTCCTGATGATGTTTCAAATGCTCTTGAGGCATCTAAATTTACGAAATCGCAGATTGTAAAAAGTAACAAATACATGGCTCGTTGTGATGCATTAAACGCATTACTAGAAGCTGACAAATCGTACTCATTCACCGAAGTGGATGGGATTCTAAAGAAATTCGATAAGGGAGGTAAATAACTTGGCATTAGGTGGAGGTCCTTTTCTAACTCAGAACAAAAAACTACCAGGTACGTATCAAAACTTTATTAGTGCCAGTCGAGCATTTGTAAACCTTAGTGATCGTGGATATGTAGGCTTACCAATTCCTTTAGACTGGGGAAATGATGGTGATGTATTTGCTGTAACACAAGAAGATCTCCGAATTTATTCTAGAAAAATCTTTGGCTATGATTTCAAACATCCGAAATTAAAAGGTATTCGTGATGTATTCAAAAATGCAAACGTAGTCTATTTTTACAAACTTGCTGTGGATGCTGTAGCTGCTACAAATGATTATGCAACGGCTAAATATAAAGGTGTACGAGGTAATGACATTACGATTGTTATTCAGGCCAATGTAGATGAACCCGTGAAATTTGATGTACAGACATTACTAGATAATGTACTAGTAGATTCGCAAACAGCTATTGCCAATGCTGCAGATTTAAAAGCAAATGATTTTGTGAAATTTAAAGTAGATTCAGCGCTTGCAGTAACAGCAGGTACACCATTAACGGGTGGCTCCAATGGCTCGGCTATCACAGGTGGAGCTCACCAAGAAGCACTAGATGCCTTAGAAGCGTATGGCTTTAATACTTTAGGCTGCTTATCATCTGATAATGTTATTAAATCGTTATATGTCGAGTATACAAAACGTATTCGTGACGAGGTTGGAGGTAAGTTCCAACTTGTTGGCCACAAACTTGGAGCGATTGATCATGAAGGTGTAATCGATGTGCGAAACGATGCTATCGGCACTGATGAAGAGGTATTTGGGGCGGTATATTGGGCAACTGGTGCACAGGCAGGTGTTGCTGTTAATAAGTCTAATACGAACAAGAAGTATGAAGGTGAATACACACTTGATATGTCTGAAACAAAGACTCAACTTCAACTGATTGAATTATTGAAAGCTGGTAAGTATGTGTTCCATCGTGTCGGTGATGAAATATGTGTGTTAGAGGATATTAATACATTTACTTCTTTCGTGGATGAAAAAAATGAGGATTTCAGCTTGAATCAAATTATCCGTGTACTTGATCAAATTGCAATCGATACCGCACATTTATTTAATACTCGTTATCTAGGTCAGGTTCCAAACGACCAAGATGGACGAGTTTCTTTATGGAATGACATTAGCAAGCAACGTATAGAGTTGCAAAAACTTCGAGCTATTGAAAACTACGATAAAGACGCTTTAGTGGTCACTAAAGGAGAGACAAAAAAATCTGTTGTTGTAGATGAAATTATAGATGTTACTGTGGCGATGTCTCAACTTTATATCACAACAAAAGTAGCGTGAGGAGGGAAATGAATTGAAACCAAACAAACTTTTATTGCAGTTAGATCTTCAGTATTTTGCAAGCTCAACAATGCATGCTCGCGATGCTGTTCATGGCGCACAAGGACGAGCGTATGTAACGATTGAGGGTAATCGTTATCAATTTGCGCAGTTGATTAATTTAGAAGCCAATATGGAAAAAACTAAAACACAAGTACCAATCATGGGACGTATTAGTAAAGGTAATAAAGCAACTGGTGCTGAGTATTCAGGTAGTGCAACGTTCTACTTCAATACATCGATATTCCGCAAACTATTAAAGAGATACAAAGAAACTGGTGAGGATGTTTACTTTGATATTCAGGTGACTAATGAAGATGGATCATCAACAGTTGGTCGTCAAACAACTATCTTAATCGATTGTAATATGGATGGAGGTATCATCGCTGCGTTAGATGCTGATGCAGATTACTTAGAAGATTCCATTGATTTCACGTTTGAAGATTGGGATATGCCAGAAGAATTTACAATGTTAAAAGAGATGTTATAAGACTAGAGCTCACGATGTGGGCTCTTATTAAATTAAAAGAAAAGGTTAAGGTGATTATAAATGAGTAATTTAACAGCATTTTTAGCGCAAAACGCATTGAAACCAGAAAACGAGAAGGTTATAGTTTCAAAACGATTTGTACAAGATGGTAAACCTATTAAATGGGAAGTTCAAGCTATCACATCAGAGGAAGATGATCAATTACGTAAAGATAATACAAGACGCATGCCAGTACCAGGTAAAAAAGGTGTTATGGTACCTGAAACAAACTACACTGCATATTTAACTGATCTAGCTGTTAAATGTACTGTGTTCCCTAATTTGCATGATGTAGAACTACAGAAATCATACGGAGTAATGGGCGCTAAAGAAGTACTGAAGAAAATGTTATTACCTGGTGAGTACGATGAGTACTTGGCTACAGTTCAAAAAATCAACGGTTTCGACGTGGGAATGGATGAAATTGTAGAAGAAGCAAAAAACTAATAGAAGACGGTGACTATGAGGCTAATGTAGCTCACTATTGTTTACATAAGCTGAAAAAGTGGCCGTCTGAGTTTGATAATTTACCTCTCTACGAAAAAGCTTTTGTTATAGCTTCTGTACAGTTAAAGATTAAGGCTGATAAAGATGGAGAAAAAGAAGCGAAACAAGGTGCAAAAGGAAAGCGTGCAGGACGAAAAAAGCGATAAATATCCAATTATGCCAATTTGATATAGTGAATTCTCTCCATATTAGGTATATTTGTTTATGAGGAGGGATATTGATGAAAAAAATGTTTCATTTATTGATTATTGCAATTATTGGTGTACTTTTCATTTATGGTTTGACTAACATAGTTTTAAATTTCAAAGGCTATACTGGTGCAGATTTTCTAATCGTTGCTATTATGTTAGCATTCGTTGCCTTATTAGAATTGGTCTTAATCAAGCAATACAAACGAACGTATAGCCTAGAAGCAGAAGAGGCTCGTAAACAAAGAGAAGCCGATAGAACGAAAGAAAAATTTGATGTAGAAAGTAAAATTCTTGGTTCTAAATCTCGTCAACAGTTAATCGGTGCAGATTTATGTATTAAAGCAAAACATATGGCTGGTTTACCAATAGCTGATGGCGCAGAAATATTTGTATACAGATGTAAGGATAAAGTAGTATTTGAGAGAAATCAGGATACCATCGAATTAGATATAAACAAAGTTAGAGATATTTTAATAAAGACTGACGTTGAAATTCAGAAAAGTTATGTTAGTAGCGCTGGTGGTGCTGTAGGAGGCTATGTTCTTTTTGGTCCATTAGGAGCTATGATTGGCGGGAGAGCAAAAGAAAAAAAGAGTACTAAAACCGAAAAGTACTTAATTTTTGCCTATGAAAAAGATGGTGAAACAGATTATATTTCTATGGAAGTCACAAATGAGCCAAACGCTTCTTTATTTAACTCAAATTATTATGACTTATCTAAAAATGAAAGAAAATTAACTAGTCTTTAAAGAGTGCCATTTTTGGCGCTCTTTTTATTTTTGGAAAAGGAAGTGAGAATGTGGCTACAATACGTACATCTATCCAAATTCAAGATCGGTTAAGTCAACCGATGCGTGCCATGCACAGCGCTGTGTCTATGATGGTCAACCAAATGGAAGCCATGCATGTAGCGTCTGGTCGAATGATGGATACATCGAGTGTACAACTAGCTAATAGAGAATTAGCTAGAGCAGCAGAAGCTATGAATAAAATTGAACAAGAAATTAATAACGCTTCTTCAGCTCAACAAAGGTTAACGAATAATATTAGGGATGGCACCAGCGCAGCGGAAGGACTATTAAATAAAATAATGGGGGTTGTTGGTGCGTATTTAGGATTTCAAACGGTTGGGAATATCTTTAAATTGTCCGATGAAATGACTAACACTACCGCTAGATTAGACTTAATTAATGACGGTTTACAAACAACAGAACAACTCCAACAAATGATATTTGATAGTGCACAACGATCTCGAGGTGCTTATGCAGATACTGCGGATATGGTTGCAAAATTAGCCATGAATGCTGGTGATGCTTTTAAATCGAATGCTGAAACTGTAGCTTTTGGTGAATTGTTAAATAAGCAATTCGTAATAGCAGGTACAAATATAGAAGGTATAGCTTCTACGACATTACAATTAACACAAGCGATGGGTAGTGGTGTACTACGCGGCGAAGAATTAAATGCAGTCTTTGAGTCTACACCCATAGTTATTCAAAATATTGCAGACTATCTCGATGTTTCTATAGGAAAAATAAGAGATATGGCAAGTAATGGTGAAATAACTGCAGAGATTGTTAAAAGATCTATGTTTGCCGCAGCTAATGACATTAATAAGAAGTTTGATAGTATGCCTTACACTTGGGCTCAACAATGGAAATTTTTCAAAAATGAAGCAATGTGGGCTTTCCGAGGTGTATTAGAAAAAATAAATGAAATTGCAAATAGTGATAAATTAAAAAATATGATGCAAAACGCAATTATGGCAATCGAAAATCTAGCAGTAGTAACTACATCTGTTATGGATATTTTGACTGTAGGAGGAATTTTTGTTTATGATAACTGGTCTTTGATTGCGCCTGTCTTATGGGGTGTGACGGCCGCGTTGGGGGCGTACGGAACTGCACTATTAATAACAAAAGCAGCAGAAATAGCTTCTACTATTTGGTTAGGACTCAAGACATTAGCACTTGGACTTATGACAGCGACTAGTTGGGCAGGTGTACAGGCGACAATGAGTTTAACAGCTGCTCAATGGGGATTAAATGCAGCGTTAATGTCTAATCCAATATTTATTATTATTATGGCTATAATTATTCTTATAGGGATAATTTATTTAGCGGTTGCTGCAATAAATTATTTTGCAGGTACTTCTTACAGTGCTACTGGTGCAATTGCTGGTTTCTTCATGATGCTAGGTGCTTATATCTATAATGTCATAGCGTATTTATGGAATATATTTGCGGCAATTGCAGAGTTCTTTGTCAATGTATGGAAACATCCGATGTATTCTGTGAAAAGATTGTTTTACAATTTAGCCACGAATGTATTAGATGTGGTAATTTCGATGACTAAAGGTTGGGATGGATTCGCTACTAGTTTCGTGAACGCTATTATCGATGCAGTAAATTTAGCTATACAGGCATGGAATTGGTTTATTAATTTATTGCCAGATGGAATAGCTACTCGAATTGGTTTAAAAGCAGGAACTGAATTTTCACACCGTGAATCTATAACAAGCGATTTGCAAAATATGAAAGGTTCGTTGAAAGATTGGGTAGGTGAAGCCCCTGCAGACTACTGGGAAGCTCCTAAGATGGAAACGAAGTCTTTAGGTGCTGCTTGGGATACAGGTTACAACTGGGGAGCTAATCTATTTAGTTCTGATAAAAATAAAGACAAGAGTGATACTAGTAAAGCAGTTGAAGATGCAATGAAAAATGCAATGAATGATGCTAGTGATCCTAGTGGTCTAGGTGACAAGTTAGATAAAGGAAATCGTAACGGCGATAAAACAGCAAAAAATACAGCGAAAATGGCCAAGAAAATGGATGGTGCAGGCGAAGATCTAAAATATCTTCGAGATATTGCTGAACGAGAAGCTATCAATCGTTATACAACGGCAGAAATTAATATCGACATGAAGAATGAAAACCATATCAATAGCGAATTGGACATTGATGGCGTCATTAATCGTTTTGGTGAACGAGCTGAGGAAGTTGCTGGAATGTTAGCAGAAGGAGGTCCAACGGAATATGTATAACTTTTTTGTAGACGGTGTACAGCTACCTGTTGCACCTCCAGAAATGACCACGAAAATTAATGGTCATAACGAAAGCATTGTGCTGATGAATGATGGCGAAGTAAACATTATAAAGAAACCAGGACTAACGGATATTGAGTTTGAGGTATTACTCCCAAACGTCAAATATCCGTTTGCTGTTTATCCAAACGGTTTTCAGGCGGCAGCTTTTTATTTAGAAAAGCTAGAGAAATTAATGGTCTCTGACAAACCATTTCAATTTATCGTCAATCGCATGATGCCAAACGGAACCTTGCTTTTTGATACCAATATGACGGTTTCACTTGAAGATTACGAGATAAAAGAATCTGCAGATAACGGCTTTGACGAAACGGTTAGTATCCAACTTAAACAGTATCGTTCTTACGGCAATAAAAAGATCACTGTTAAAAAAGATGCTAAATCAAGTAGCGCAAAAACTAATTCTAAACCTACTTCCAAAGCTGTCGTTGAGCAAAAACGTCCTACAACAAATAAGGCAACACCAAAGACTCACACCGTAGTTAAAGGTGATACATTATGGGCCATTGCTAAAAAGTATTTAGGTGATGGATCCAAAAGTGCAGAACTAGCAAAGATTAATAACATCAGTAATCCAAACGTTTTAAAAGTAGGGCAGGTGATAAAACTTGGCTAAATCAAAGCTGTATATCATGAGTAAAGGACAATTAGTTGAATGTGCTGTCGAAGAAGGTATTGAGTGGGAGATACATCGAAAAGGTACACCAGGTAAACTTACATTCAATGTTATTAAGGATGAAGTATTAAATTTCCATGAAGGTGATGCAGTTCGATTCGAATATGACGGACATAAGATTTTTTACGGTTTTGTGTTCTCAAAGAAACGTAATGATAACCGTATTATTACTGTTACTTGCTACGATCAACTACGATACTTTAAAAACAAAGATACCTATGTTTATTCAAAAAAAACGGCTGCTCAAGTACTTAAAATGATTGCGAAGGATTTCAAATTAAAGACTGGGACTATTGCTGATACAAAACACGTTATTCCATCTATGGTTGAGGATAACCAAGAGTTATTCACTATCATGGATAACGCTTTGGGAGAAACAACTATTCATACTAAAAGCTTGTATGTTCTATACGATAATTTCGGGGCATTGAGTTTACAAGAAGCCAAGTCACTAAAAACGAATCTACTGATTGATAAAGAATCTGGCGAATCATTTGAGTACACTACGTCCATCGATGAAAATACCTATAACAAAATCAAACTTGTACGAGAAAATAAAAAAACAGGTAAGCGAGATGTTTACATAGCCCAAGATGGTAGCAAAATCAACCAATGGGGTGTATTACAGCTTACAGAAAAACTAGGAGAAAATGATAATGCTAAAGCAAAAGCTGATGGCATGTTAAAGCTTTATAATCGCAAAGCTAGGAAATTACAAATTAATAAAGTATTTGGAGATCCTGTAGTACGTGGTGGGAGTCAGGTTGCTGTATATATGAATCTTGGTGACATAATTGTCGCTAACTTTATGATGGTAGAAACAGCAAAGCACATATTCAAAGAGTCTGACCATCGCATGGATTTAAAATTGATTGGCGGTGATTTTATTGCCTGATATGACGGATATTTTACAGATATTTAAAAAGCTTGCCATTGACGCTATAACTGCTCAAAAGCTTACTAATATTGTTCATGGTACAGTCGTTAATACAAATCCATTGCAAGTTCAAATTGATCAAAAGCTAATATTAAATGAAGCTCATTTACAACTTACAAGAGCAGTAGAAGACCATGAAGTTGAAATGAGCATTGATAATGGAGCGAAACAGATTTATACCGTTTATAACGGCTTAAAACAAGGCGATAAAGTAACGATGATTCGTGCTCACGGTGGGCAACAATATTTAATTATCGATAAAGAGGTGGTTAAATGATTCCGCAAGTTGATAACGATGGATTGACACTTGATTTTGAGGAAGTTATTGAGCCATCTAATACCTTCAAAATAAATAATGACTTAGATCGCTGTTATGGCACTGTTGATGAACTAGAAGCCATTAAACAAGCGATTTTTTTAATGCTCAATATCGAGCGATTCGATCACTTAATTTACAGTTGGAACACAGGTTTTGAGTCCAACGATTTAATAGGGCAGCCAACAGCTTATGTTGCCAGTGAAGTAAAACGACGTATTCGAGAGGCTTTAATTCAGGATGATCGCATTACGGAAGTAGATTCCTTTGTTGTTACAACTAATAAAAACAAAGTGCATGTACAATACACGGCACACACCATATTTGGTGAAATCACAGCAGAGAAAGAGGTGGATTATTAATGGCAGCACCATTCGACTTTAATACTTCTTACGAGGATTTATTAGCTCAAAAGCTTACAAACGTGCCGACACAGGATAAACGTGAGACATCTTTGATATATCAAGCGACAGCAGCTAATACAGCTGAGACAGCTCAAATACTGTTTACACTTATGAACTTTGAAAACCAAATGTTCGCTGATACTGCCCCACGAGAAAATTTAGTTAGACGTGCTGCTGAGCGAGGTCTTAGCGCAAATCCTGCTACTCATGCTATCAGAAAAGGGATATTCAATATTGATGTACCTATTGGAGCACGCTTTTCACAGGAAGAATACAACTATGTTGTTCTTGAAAAAATCGAAAATGGCGTTTTTAAGATGGAATGCGAGACAGTTGGAGAAGTTGGTAATTTTGAAACAGGTCAACTAATACCAATTGATTATATAGCGGGTCTTGAAACAGCTCAGTTAACGGATTTATTGATTCCGGGTGAAAATGAAGAAGATACAGAAGCTTTTCGAACACGATATTTCAACACCTTCGAAAGTATTTCATTTGGTGGCAATCGTGCAGATTATAAAGAACGGGTTGGCAAATTACCTGGTGTTGGCGGTTCACGTATTTATCGAGCTAAGTATGGTGGTGGAACTGTTGGTGTTACCATCATTGATTCCACATATTCAAAGCCGTCCAATACATTAATAGATCTGGTTCAACAATTAATTGATCCGTTAGACTCTCAAGGTGATGGAGTTGGACTTGCACCTATTGATCATATCGTTACTATATCAGCAGTCAATGAAACTGTAGTGAATATTGCTACTACATTGACACTTCAATCTGGTTGGTCCTTTAAAGATGTGAATAGTGCAATACATGCAGTAATAGATGGGTATTTTAAAGAGCTTGCTGAACTATGGGCAGAAGCAGTAACCAAACAAGATGATAATACAGGGTTGATTGTTCGTATTAGCCAAATCGAGACTCGTATACTTGGTGTTAATGGTGTCATTGATATTGCTAATACAACGTTAAATGGAGGGGCAAGTAATCTTGAGTTGGATAAAGAAGCTATTCCGGTGAGGGGGACTTTCAGTGGCTAGAGAAGTTGATGTTTTAAGCTATTTACCGTCTATCTTACATGATATTAAAGAGCTTCAAAAAGTATCCGAGCTTGAAAACCCGTTACTAGAGCGAGTTTGGGAATTAGTTGAATCAATACTCGATAATCAATTCATCTTAACATTAGATGATCGTGGTGCAAGTCGTTATGAGAAAATGCTCGGTTTAGTTGCAGGTGAATCAGAAACACTTGAGACACGTCGTTTCCGCATCTTATCAAGGTATCAAGAGCAAGCACCTTATAGTTATCCCGTCCTGAAACAACTACTTGATAGCTTGCTAGGAGAGGGGAAATACGAGCTTACTCGTAGTGCATCTGAGAAGTGGGTGCGTGTAAAGATGGAGCTAACCGTGGCTCGTGAATTTGAGATTGTAGAGGTATTACTTGAGCGAGTAACACCTCAAAACATGCTGTTGTATATAGAAATCAGATACAACCAACATATTACTCTAGCACGCTTTACTCACGCTCAATTGGCTGCATACACACACAAACAACTGAGAGAGGAAGTGATGTCCTAATGTCAACTCAGACGAAGAACTATGGATTTACAAAGGACAACGAAAACGATTTTTATAATGTTAATACAGTTAACAACAATCTAGATAAGATTGATACGGAAATGAAACGTATTGAGGAGGAAGCAAAGAGCTTTAACCAACAAGTGGCTGATAACACTAAAGCTATTGCAGCGGTTGATACAAAGGTCGATAACCATATCAAAGAAGACTTAGGGCATGTTAGATATATCGGTACTACTAATTCTGGTAATGCTTGGGTATGTGTTTCTGATGATATAATTTGGGAAACTGTAGGATTACCACTTGTTAGAGCTAAAATTGGAAGCTCTTATAAAATACAAGTGGTTACTACTAATACAGGTAACATAACCTTAACGCTAAAAAATAAAGATGGTTCAAAAGTTACTAACGCATACCCTGTATTGAATTTAGATGGCACACAAATTCCAGCCAATTCTATAACTTCTGGCGCAATGGTTACAGTGTCTTTCAACGGTGGAACTTTTTTCTTGCAGGGTAGTAGAAGTGGGGTGAACGTGCAAAGAGGTAAACTGGAACTAACAACGCCTGGTACTCACTCGTTTACTGTGCCGAAAGGTGTAAGTAAATTAACAGCCTATATATTCGGTGCTGGTGGTGGCGGTGGTGGCTGTAGTACGGATGTATATTATGGTGGCGGTGGCGGGGGTGCTGGAGCATTCATGCTTGCGTCCATTGATGTTAAGCCCGATGATGTTTTATCGTTAGTAGTAGGAGCTGGAGGGTTTGGTCCATCTGGAGCTAATAATGGACAACCAGGTGGCATGTCAGGTATCACTATAGCTGGATTGCAATATCAAGCTGGCGGTGGAGGTGGCGGTACTTATGCAAGCGGTAACGGTTCATACCCGTGGGGTAATGGAGGACAGGGAGGCATGTGGTCTAGAACAGGTACTACTGGTTTGGTAGGTGTTAATGATACAGCGAACGGCGGTATCATATATACATTTGCTAACTCAGCTCCTTCTAACTTCTTGATGTCGTATTCTGGCGGTAGTGGTGATTGTGGCAAAACGCCAAACTATGGCGGTGGCGGTGGTGGCGGTCCTTCCGATGCACAAGGAGGTTTTCCAGCTAACCAATTATCACCAGGGGCTGCGCCTAGCGTGTACTGTAATGTACAAGGCGGTAAAGGTGGTAGCGGAGACTATAAAGGTAGTGGTAATAATGGAGGTCTTGCAGCAGGTGGCGGGGGTTCATCTAGTACTGTAGGTAAAGCTGGTGACGGCGGTAACGGAAAGATAATCTTACATTGGTAGTTTAAAAGGAGGCGACACTATGATTATTATAGGCAATTCAGAAGCTACGAAAACCAAAGTACTGGGTGTGTTTTCATTCGGAGAAATCGCGGTCGAGTACGATATGAGTACAATGCCGCAGCCTGAAAACAAGCCAGGCAAGTCGGCAGAGCTATTCTATGACAAGGTAACTAAACAACTATATTACGAGTACAAAGATATCCCTAAAACGGAAATTGAGTTATTGCAAGAAGAGAACGAGAAATTTAAAGTCTCGCAAGCAGATCAAGACGAAAATATTATGCTTATGATGTTAGAAATGGGAGGTAATTAATTTGAACGCTGTATACAATCTATTTTTACGCAACTGGTGTAATTGCAGAGCAACAGAGGAACAAATTGATTTAGCTGTTAAAAAAGAGTTAATAACCAAAGAAGAGGCTATCAAAATTATAGCCACTGAACAAAATAACGAAAACAAGTAAACGCAGCATAAGCTAGCGTTATTTTTTATGAATTTTTAGCGCTATGAGAGCAATCGAGATGGGCAACGGTACATGTTACTGATTCTCGATGCTTCTCATGGCTTTTTATTTTCATTAAAAAGGGCAAAGGAATGATGTTGATGGAAAGATGGATAGCAGCAGTAAGTGGAGCAATTGGCACTATAGTGTCTTATTCAGTAAATGGTTTAGGTATGGCCGTAACTGTCTTAATTGGATTTATGGCTATTGACTATATCACGGGAATTATGAGTGGAATCGTTAATCAAAACTTAAATAGCCGAGTAGGTTTCAACGGCGCTATGCGAAAAATTTATTACTTATTACTAGTAGGTTCGGTGTACATGCTTTCATTAGTAATACCAGGTATCGAGTACGCAGGGGATGGGGCAGCTATCGCATTCTGTGTACTCGAATTTATTTCTATCACGGAAAATGGTACTAAGATGGGCTTGCCGATGCCGGACTTTATTAGAAATATTTTAGCGATTGTAAAGGATAAAACAGGGGAAGGTGAAGTGAAATGAGCAAGATTATAGATATATCTCACCACCAAGGAGATATTGATTGGTCTAAAGCGAGCAAAGAAGTTGATCTCGCTATCATCCGTACACAATATGGTACAAGTACAATCGACCGTAAGTATGTTCAAAATATCGAAGGTTGTAAAAAATACAACGTGCCATTTGGTGTGTACATTTATGTAACGTTCAAAAATAAGACCGAGGCATGGGCGGAGGCAAAAGATTTCTACGAACGAGTGCAAGCGCATAAGCCGTTATTTTACGTTGTGGACGTCGAAGAAAGTTTCGGATCTAGCGTTCAAAATATCGTACAAGGCACACAAGCATTCGTTGATTATTTAAAAGGCAAAGGTGTCAAGGTCGGACTATACACAGGACATCATTTTTATAAGCCTTACAAAATGGATACGGTCAAAAACTATGATTTCCTATGGATTCCGCGTTATAGCGGCACTAGCGCACAAGGTAAAAAACCAGACTTTGCTTGTGACTTATGGCAATACACAGATAGTGGGACCGTTGTAGGTATTAAAGGCAATGTGGATTTGAATGTACTTAACGGATCTAAGACATTAACATGGTTTACTAATAAAAATGAGGAAGACAATAAGCCAACAGAAAAGGATGATGATAAAATGCAATTCACTAATGAAACAACTAAAGCTGCGGTACGTGACCACATTAAACAGACTGTAGACAAAAAATTGATTGATAAGTTATGGCTAGATAAATTCGACCAAGGCACAATAACAAATGGCGATTATGAAGGTTTAAAACTCATTATTGCACAACGAACAAGTTAAACGAGTTTACATTAGTTAAGTGTTATACTTATGTGATGCAAACTATTTAAAATAAAATAGATCACGAAGAAATTATGATATTTTTCGCGGTCTATTTACATTTATTTAAACAATTTCATTATTTCTGATATATTAGTAGAATAGATAATTTTACATATGGAGGAAATTTAATGGATGTTTGTAGTAGTATTTTAGAAATACCTAGTGATACAGGGTATTGGCTAGTTCGTGCCGATGGAGGGAAATATTATGATGATTTTTTCCTAAATAATTTTATAGCTGTTTCAGATAATGAAATTACACTTGAGATGATTTCAAAATATAATCAAGGAAGTCTTGTTGGAATTACAACAGATTTTTTTAAAGATATATACAGTAAAGAGTATTCAGGATGGACAGCTCAACAAATTGCTCATGCTGTCAGTAGAACACAAAAATTTATTGTAGAGATGAAGGTTGGTGATTTAATATTAGTTCCTTCAAGGAATTCTAAGGATTTTTTAATAGGTATTATTACCAGCGATGTTTTTGAAATAGCAGAGGAAGAGATTACTTCAAAAGTTGAAGTAAAATATGCGATAAATCCATTTTTTAAAAGAAGAAGAGTTCAATGGTTAAAAGAAATATCTCGTGGTGAAATCTCTGAAAAGCTTTATTGGATATTATCAGCACATCAGACTATTTTCAATTTAGAGGAAAATAAGGAGAATATTAATCAGTTATTAGCGCCAGTATATATTCAGGATGGATTGTGTCACGGTACGATAAAGATTTCAAAAAAAGAAGGTTTGAATGCAAATGAGTGGTATGACTTGTATTCAATAATTAAAAAGCAGTCAGAAAACACTCAAGAGGAAATAATTGTGAAATCTAATGTGCAAAGTCCAGGATTAATTGAGTTTGTGACAGAAAATCCAGTTACAGTATTTTCTATAACTATGGTACTAAGTGCTGTCGTGTGGGGAGAAATTAATATTGCAGGAATAAAGGTAAAAGGAATACTTCCATATTTCCAGGCACACAGAAAAGGGAAGATAGAGATCGAAAAAGGTAAGAAAGAACTTGCGATAATGGATGAAGATAAAAAAGCAAAACAATTAGAAAATGAACGAGCTCAATTTGAATTAGAAAAGGACCGTGAGATTTGGGAAACAAAAAAAATAGAGGCTGAAGCTGAGCGGTTGAGGCACAAACTTCAAATCTCTAATTTCGATGCAGGTAGGGTATTCGAAGGTCAAACGCAAATGGATAATCAGGACGTTCAGGATGCGGATGAATCCTAAAAATGCTACCAGCAATTATGATTAATATTGCGAAAATTAATGTAACATTTGGAATGAATAATGAAATCAACTTTGTAACAAGGTAAACAGAAGACAAGAGCAACGCATAACCATATATTACTTGGATGAATTTCATAATTGTTCCATTCCTTTCTTTTGAGTATCTTTATAATCTCATTAATTACTTCTTTTTTCAAGAAATAAAAACATGATTATACATGAAACTAGTTAGATTTTCAAGGAAACCAGGAAATAATTTATATAATTTCATTATAATTGATTTATCAGTAAAAGACAAGAACGTTTGTTCCTTTTTATTTTAAGTGCAAATTAACATATACTATCTTATTCGAATTCCTAAAAAACATGTGGACCAGGCTTAGTCATTAGCCTGGTCTATTTTCATTTCATTTAAAACTTGTTTTCGTTCTAAAATTAATTCCATAAACTCATCTAAATCTTCCTCTAAAGCATGGTTTTTAATAAAGCTACGCGCTCTAGATCGTGCGCTAATGTATTTGGCACGTTCTTTATTCTTTTCTTGCCAACGTTTATTTGCTTCTGTCTGAGAATTTTTTTCCAACTTCATCACGTTCCTTCAATAATCTTTTTTGCTCACGTTTTAAGAAGTAACCTCGTACATATAACGCAAGCAGGGCAATAAGTGAGACAATGAGTAGGATACTTAAAATTTTCATATGCATGTAGTATACTTAGTAATGAGGGAGGGGATTAACCCCCTCGTCTCATTTTTCTTATTTCTAGCTCTAGCTTCTTGTTTTCTAACTTCTTCTTCCGGTTGTCGAGCCATTTTGAATGAAGTTGTAAAGCAACGAATGCTAGGGCTATTATTGTTCCTAAGTATTCCACTTGTTCACCTCCTTTCTATACCTCAATTATACTAGTACTAGTATAAAAAGTCAATACTTTCCTTCATTTATTTTCCTTAAATTGAAATTATCTCTTGATAAATAAGAACATTTGTTCTATAATAAAAACAAGAACAAATGTTCTTAACAAAGGGAGTTAAAATAAAAAGGGGATGATTTCTTTGGCATTTACAGTCAAAACAGAAGCAGAAAAAATCTTTACAAATTTAATGGGAACAGGAGCTAGTCGATTACCATCAGACCCTGTTGGCTCTGATAATCGTGCTGACTTTCATGGGATCTTTTCGATGGATCCAACAGTTGAATTGTCAATTCAACGAGCAGGAAGCCAATTACTTTTTTTAACCGCTCTTTACCCAAATGCTTCTACTTCTACGGTGCGAACAAACATATTGGCTCGTATTCATCGCATCTTAAATATGTATGCGAAAACTATTGCGAATTATAATCAGGGTGGACCAGCAGGTGGATTGGGTCCTATGGGTCTTTATTCAGCTTACGCTTTAGCGAATGAGGGTAAATTCGATTACACTCTAGCTGGTACAGTAGTAACAAGAACACAATTACTATCTTATTTGAACACTTACTTAAATACTACGCTATTAGACAATGAGTTTGCTAAACGTTTAGATCAAGGAAAACTTGATGTGGATTACCGAACTGTTGTCTCAACTCATAATTACTTCAATGGTACAAATCACGCTTGTTTCGCATTGAACGGAATAATTATCCAATTAGGAGCTAAATTCTTTATTCATACAGCTATTAAAGGGGCAGGGAATGATACTTATACTAAATTTAATGCTTTCTTTAATAAATTAGCGAATAGCTTACGAACTAAATTTGGTAATACTCGATCGAATAATGGCCTAACAGAATTATGTTTACCTATGGGTGGTGGTATTTACAATGACGGTAACAATACTGCGGTTAACCAGGTTAGGGGGTACTTCCCATCTGCGGGCTATAATGCGCTTATTGTGATGGGTCTTAATTTTGCAGCGAGAGCCTATCGTTGTGCAGAGCTAGAGTTATCTGCCAAGGCTCCACAGTTAAGGCACGTTGTTGCTTTACCTACTCATGTATGTTCATCAGTTGCTACGGAATTAGCCAATTATTATAGAACGTACACAGCTTATTCTAATCAAGCCTTTGAAATAGGTGGACCCAATTTTGTTGCATTAGGGGCAAGTAAAGATAATGGTTGGCTAGATGTGGCGAAAAATTGGTATGATTATCAAAAAAATGGACAAGAATCATCGAATTATAATGAAGGTACATTTTCTAAAGAAGGAAGTGGCTTCTTAAATCTTGCCTATCAAGATGCTAACGATCCAATTTCTGTCACATCTTACCTCTATTCAATGACTTGGAATGGAGATCATACTTTGGTTAATACCACTATTGGGAATGCAATTAAAGCGAAATCAGGAACATCTTTATCGAGCCCATATTATATTGCGTCAGCTCATGTTGGCTTCAAAGCAAACGCTGGAGCATCTCGAGTACTTCAAGGCTTAGCTGGTGCCATGAATAATGGAGTAACAACACTAAATTAAAATATGTTTAGAAAGAATCACTATGTTATAGAGGAAAGAAATTAAAAATTTAAGCCCATTAGCTTAATTGGTAATGGGCTTATTCTATTAACTCAGTATTATTTTTAGTATATATCTTTGGTTATTACTTAAAAAATATCGATATATTATTCAATCTAAAACTACTAAAACATAGAAAGTTCAAAAATAGTTTAAATGTTAAAAGGAGGATGTTTGATGACACAGGTATTTATAAAACCAGCTGAAGGAGTTTATACAAGCCTTTATGGCATGAGAAGTGGTTCAATGCATTACGGAGTTGACATTGCAAATAGTAGCTCAAATGTACCGGTACACGCTTCCACTGCGGGTGTGGTTAACAAAGCTGTTGGTGGTTGTTCTAATAACGGTTCTATCGGTAATACATGTAATGGTGGATATGGAAACTATGTAATTGTTCGACACAATATTAATGGGCAAACATATGATACACTTTATGCTCATTTACAATCTATTAGTGTCTCTGTTGGTCAAACTGTAAATCAAGGTGATAAAATTGGTGTTATGGGGAACAGTGGGAGTTCAACTGGTCAACATGTGCACTTTGAAATCTATGAAAAAGCACGAGTGTCTCAATCGGAAGCGGTAGACCCTATGCCTTATTTAAAAGGGGACAAGCCAACAGCTAACTACCATACTTATGATGGAACTTGGGCAACGATTACAATTACTCAGAAAGCAAATGTGTTCAAAAATGTTGGATATGAAATTATCGGTCAACTTGAAGCTGGTGGAAAATACAAAGTGTATGGTCAAAGAGAATATGCAGCTGATGGAACTCTATTCTATAATGTAGGGTCTGGTTATGTTCACAATGCTTACGGCACTATTGCTAATCACCATGCAACTGTTACATCTACTATCAATACGTATAGCACTCCTAACGGAACAATTAAACGTCAATTAGCACCAGGAACTTATAAAGTACATGCAGCTAAAGACGGTTGGTACAATTTGGGGACAGAATGGGTAAAAGCTGACCAAGTTTTAGTAACTAAAAATTAGAATTAAATGATATTTTAAATATACTTAGTATGTTTAATAAGATAAAAGACTAGCAAAGCAATTATGCCATGCTAGTCTTTTTTGTGTTTTAATTAAGGATAAATGAATATATCATTTAAGTAGAATAACTAAGTGTTGTTAGTATAGTTTTTAAAGGTGCCCACGAGGTGCCCAAATAAATATAAAATTAGATAAAAAGGTAAAAGCATTCTATTAAATTATTGTTTAACTGTAGATAAATGTGCGGTATAGCAAGCTTTTATAAAAGTGTATAAAAGTAAGGAATAATATAACCACAGCCTTCTAAGCCGTCGGTCGGGGGTTCGAATCCCTCCTGGGACGCTAACTTAAGCCTTACAGCCACAATGGTTGTAAGGCTTTTTATATTTATTCATTAATGTATATTTTGTTATTTGGTGCCCAAGAGGTGCCCAAATCACTCTTTTCCTCCAAAAAGTTTATCGAAATGAGAACTTGCTCGTTGATCAGTTTCTTGTAAAAGATGACCATAAGTATTCATGGTTGTTGTAATATTCGAATGACCTAATCTTGACTGAATAACTTTTGGGTGTTCTCCAGCATGAATTAACAGGGTAGCCGATGTATGTCTTAAATCGTGAAAGCGAATTCTAGGTAAATCAGGATTCCTTTTCAT